ACGAGATGACTGGTGATCAAAGACTTGAACACATAACTTTTCAAAATGGTGTTTTATTTGTTCCTAAAAACAAAACAGTTTTACAAAAACTTTTAACACTATACCATCCTGCTAACGGTAAAATGTTTTTTGAACACAAACCAAAAGTTATAGCAGAAAATCAACTAGACATACTTGAGATGCAAACAGATGCTTTAATAACAGCAAGGCAAATGGATATTGATTTAGCTGAAGCTATTATGAGAGTAGAGAAAGGTTCTAGCGTATCCAATATGAGTTCTAAAGAACTTAAAAGAGATTTACTATTATTTGCTAGAAAAAATCCTAAATTGTTCTTAGAATTAGCTTCTGATGATAATGTTCAACTTAGAAACTTTGGTATTAAAGCTGTTGAAGAAGGAATATTAAAACTATCAAGTGATCAAAGGCACTTTACGTGGGGGTCAACTGATAGAAAAATAATGACAGTTCCATTTGATGAGCATCCATATACAGCATTAGCACATTGGTTTAAAACCGATGAAGGTATGGAGATATACTCAAATATAGAAAAAAGATTTAATTAATATCTTTTAACTAATATTAATAGCCACTCATTTTGGGTGGCTATTTTTATTTAGGGCTAACCTTTCACTTTATTGTGTAATTATATTACTATAAAAATATATAGTAATATGAAGTCAAAAGGTTTAGGTGATTCTGTTGCTAAAATAACAAAGGCAACTGGTATTAAGTCGTTAGCAGAGTTAGCAGCTAAAGCTGTAGGTGCAAATGACTGTGGATGTAATAATAGAAGAAACTGGTTAAATCAAAAGTTTCCTTATAAAAAATATTAAAATGGTAAATATAGATACGGTATATCAAAAAGTTTTATCAATAGCTAACAAAGAACAAAGAGGTTATATAACGCCTCAAGAGTTTAACTTGCTAGCTAATAAAGCTCAAATGGAAATATTTTCAGAATACTTTTACGAACAAAGTAAATTTAGAAAAATGTTACCTAACGATACCGTTTACTCTGATAGAGAAGATGATATCCAAGAAAGAATAGATCACTTTGAAAAGTTTATGCAAAATGTTGAAATGAACAACGGTGGTAACAACGATGTAGGTATTGGGTTATTACCAGATTATTTTAAAATGGGTAAAGTATATTACGAAAACACTTCTGGTTCTATAGTTGAAATAGTTCATATTGATCAAAACGATCTTAACAATATAAATAACTCACCACATTTAAAGCCAACAACAAGTAGACCTGTATATGTTAGATTCTCAATTGAACAAGATGATAATGTTGGTAGAGAAAGAAGAATAAAGATATATCCTGTTGGAGAATATAATATAGTAAAATGCAATTATATTGCTAAACCTAAAGATCCTAACTGGGGTTTTGTCGTGGTAAATGGCAAAGCACTTTACAACAGTGATAAGGCTATTCACTTTGAATTACACGCTTCAGAAGAAGAGAATTTAGTTAATAGAATACTACAGTTATCTGGAATAATAATAGAGAGTCAAGAGCTATATCAAGCTGCTCTTGTAGACAAACAATTAACTACGCAACAAAAAAATAATTAATTATGGGATTACTAGATAACCAAACACAACAAAATTATTATACTGGTCTAGGAGAAGATTATGGAAGTTATCAATTTATTAGCCTAGATAGTATAATAGCCAATTTTATGATAGCTTATGTTGGTGAAGGCAAAATAATATCAAAAGCTAACAGAACAGACGTGCAGTTTCACGGTATGCGCGCAATACAAGAATTATCTTATGATGTATTTCGTTCTATTAAGGATCAAGAAATAGAAGTTCCCTCTACATTAAGAATGCCGTTGCCTCAAGATTATGTTAATTATGTTAAGTTGGTTAGGGTTGATTCTAACGGTATAGAAAGAGTGTTATATCCAACTGGTAAAACTTCAAATCCGTTTCCTATATCACAGCAAAGTAGTGGTTATTATAATTTTAACACAAGTAATGATAACCTAAATCAGCAGGGATTAACTAATACCGCTGTTACGCTTACTGACACTAATGAGTACGAACCTTTTAATAGTAACACGCTTGAAGCGTTTAGTGATCAGACAGAGACTAATGTATATTCAGACGATTCTACTGATTTAGAAATAGATAATAGAGGAAGAAGATATGGACTAGATCCTCAATATGCTCAATCTAATGGTACGTTTTTTATAGATTTAAGATCTGGATTTATACACTTTGGTTCATCTATAGCTGGTGAAACAATTATATTAAAATATGTTAGCGATAGTTTAGGCACCGACGCCGAAATGGTCGTGCATAAGTTTTGTGAAGAAGCTTGTTACAAACACATTATATATGCTATATTATCTACTAGATCTAACGTGCCAGAGTATATTGTGCAAAGATACAAAAAAGAAAGATTTGCAGAAACTAGAAAAGCAAAAATAAGATTATCAAATATTAAAATAGAAGAATTTACTCAAGTATTAAAAGGAATGGGTAAACAAATAAAATAATAATATGCCAGATATAAAACACACTTTCACCGGTGGAAAAATGAACAAAGACGTGGACACTAGATTTGTTCCACAAGGTGATTACAGACATGCGGAAAATGTTCAGGTAAGAACTACACAGGGTGATAGCACTGGAGAGGGTAATTCTGGCTCTGTTCAAAACGTGAGAGGCACAAGTATTTTAGGTAGTATTAACTTCGACGGGTTTATTAACCCTAATTACGATTGTGTAGGTAGTATTGCTGATGAAAAAAATGATAAAGCTTATTTTTTATTTAGAGGTCCAAGTCCAGCTATGGTTACTGGCGAAGGTAAAGCCCCTATAGTATACGCCGATATGATAGCTGAATACAACTTGACTAATAACTTAGAGTTAGAGCCAGTTTTAGTTGACGTAAAAGGTTATTGGTCTTCTGTATCAGATCTTTTAGACACTGAAAGCGCAGGAACAGCTTATGTAAATATAAACATTAGTTCGTCTAGCGGTCTTTATGACGCTATAAGGGTGCAAAACGCTGATTCAATTAGAATAGGTATGAGGGTTACTCCTTTAGGTGTTACGTTTAGTGGTGATCCACAAGTTTTTGTAAAAGATATAATAACTTTTGATGAATCTAATGACTCAAGACTTATACTGTTGAGTGTTCCTCAATCATTAACAACTGGCTTATTACCTGACTTGGGAAGCGTACTTTTTAGTATGCCAATAAAAGATAGGTTGTTAAATTTTAATCCTCAACAGATTAGTGCTATAAACATTATTGACGATCTACTGTTTTTTACAGACAATTTTAATGAACCTAAAAAAATAAATATACCAAGATGCAAGGCGGGTACAACTAGTTTTTCTAGTCACACCAAAATGATGGTGACAGACCCTAGAGATAGTGATGATATAGTTGATGTTGCTGACGTAGAGTTTATTGGGGTAAGTGACACTAGTTTTTTAAACAATGATTTACTTATTGATAATGTAACTGTAATAAGAAAACCACCAAAAACTCCACCTTCTATTCACGTTACAAAAAGAGAAGAGATAGATTTGAGTGTACCTGTAGATTTTGTTCCAACAGATTCAATGTTAACAGATGGTGGTATTGGCGATATATTAACTTTACAAAGTAATACCTTTACGCAAACTAACTATAAAGTTGGTGATGTTTTAAAAATGCAATCGCAAGAAGACCAGTTTTTAAGCCTAACCGTAACTTTCATGTCTTACACTACCGCATTAAGTGTAGATGATTTGGATGAAAGTGAAGAAGATTCTCTTGGTGTTAACGCGCCTGTTGTAAGTGTTTTAACCCCAACAGACACAATACAAGTTAGTTTAGTTTCTATAAACCTACTAACAGGTGGTGGATTAGACACTACAGACGATGAATGGATTGTTTCTTTTGATTTTGAAAACGATATAAACCAAAAAAAGTTATTTGAATTAAAATTTCCTAGGTTTGCATATAGATACAAGTACGATGATGGTGAGTGTTCTTCTTTTTCTCCATTTTCAGAAGTTGCTTTTTTTCCAGGAGATTTTGATTATGATGTTAAAAAAGGTTATAATTTAGGTATGACAAATCATGCTTTTGAGTTGGTTATTAAAGATTTTATACCTATATATACTCATAGAGATTTAGATGTTTCTGCAGTAGATATTTTAGTTAAAACAACAGATGATGCTAATGTCTATATTTTAAAAACAATAAAAAGAGGTATTGATCCAGAGTGGGAACTTTTTACAACTGGTGAAGATATTTCTGGTTTTACATTGCAACCTACTTTTAAAACAGGTGAGTTAACTTTAACATCAGAAATGATTCACAGTGTTTTGCCAGGTAATCAATTATTAAGAGCTTGGGACAATGTGCCAACAAAAGCAAAAGCTCAAGAAATGACAGGTAGTAGGTTGTTATTTGCAAATTATACTCAAGGTTATGATTTAAAAAACTCAGTATCTTTAACTCAATCAATTATCAGTGAAAACACACCTACTTTAAGTAATCCTGAAAGATCTGTTAAAACAAATAGAAGTTACAAGTGGGGTTTGGTTTTTGGTGATAAGTATGGTAGAGAAACACCGGTCTTAGATTCTTCTTATATAATTGGAGATGAAACAACTGGTTTTAAAAGCATTACGGGTGACACTGTGGTTCCACAAACATTATGTGCTTTTAGAAATAGATTTATTATGAAGCAGGATTGGAACGATCCTTCACAACAAGACACCGCTAATCAACCAGATAGCTGGATAGACTACGTAAAATATTACGTAAAAGAAACAAGCTCTGAGTATTATAATCTTATTTTGGATAGATGGTATTACGCTAAAGAAGAAGAAAACATATGGCTTTCTTTTGATACTTCTGATAGAAATAAAATAGATGAAGAAACTTATTTATTTTTAAAAGGTCAACATGGTACACCAAAACCAGTAATTGAGAGAGACGCTAGGTATAAAGTTATTGCAATCGAAAACGAAGCTCCAATATTTATAAAAACTGAAAATAGAATATTAGGTGATATTAAGTTAACGAATAGTGAAACAGGTGTTGCTTCAGATACTAGCTCCGATCCACCAAACAATCTACTAACAGCTAGGAGCATAAACATACCTGGGGATAATACTGGTACATCTACTGCTGGTACTAGTAGTATAGGTTCTTTTTTAAATCAATACAACATTGAAGAAGCTAAAGGTCAATTAGCTTTTAGAATAATTGGGAAAATGATGAGTGGTAGCACTGTAGTTAGTGAGCATAGATTTCACAAGATAACACCTGTGAATAGCGTTCAATGGCAAGGAGGCGATGCATCAAACACATACGTATCTTGGCAAGAACCGCTTGGAAATGAAGTAAACTACGCTAACCATTTAGCTGATGTAATAGCTAGTGATGATACTCTAGGGTTAGAATATCACATAGAGTTTATTGAGCAAATAGAAGTTAATAAACCAGAGTTTGATGGTAGATTTTTTGTATTAATAGAAAAAGATAAATCTATAATTTCTAACGTTGAGTCCCAGTCTGTTCCAACTGGTGATTTCGTCTATGTAGATACTACTGTTAATTTTGAAATATCGTACTTAGCGTCTGTAGCCAACAATCCTGGTACACAAGGACCGTATTCAAGTTATCAATTTGATGATGATGGTGATATAACGCAATCTGGCAGTGTCAATATTAACGGAGGAACGCTTGGAATAGGTTGTAGTAATGGTGCATTTGATCAAGCATTTCTTGGTGGAGGAACTAATACTGCGGCTAACACAGCAAATTTTATAGAAACAATTAGAAGCCAAGGTCTTGATGATATGCTTTTTATGGATGGATTTAGATTTAGAAGAGCATCATCTCAGTATGCTGAAGATCTAAGTGATTTAGGTTATACCAGCGCGTTTGGCACTGGTGGTACATATCCTGATCCTTTTAATGGACTAAATTTTACTAGGCCAAGGGCTCTCAGGCAAGGCGGTGCAGATGCTGGTACATATGGAAGAATGGCTTTATCTCAAATGATAACAACAAATGAGATTGATGGTTTTGCCGGTACGGCATTATCAAATTTAGCTCACTTTGAAGAAGGTCAAGCTTTTAAGTTTGAAGGTGACCCGTCTAGAATATATAAAGTTATAGCGTGCCACACATTTTCTGGAACAGCTATTAGAAACCATACAATTGCCACCGGTACAAACATGTCTGACCCCGACGCTTTTCATATTTTTGCAGACGTTAATAACGCTGGCTCATATCAAAATCGTTACATGGGAACTGATATTAACAATTGCACACCATGTAGCGGTAATAATTTTGGCGGTAATGATTCATGTGCTGACGCTTGTTTTAGAGCAACTAGGGTAATAGATTTTAGAAGAATAGATACTGATACAAATAATGTTACAAATGAGGGTGTTGATTATAGTGTATTTGATCCAAGGGGTCAATTAAAACATGACGGTATTAATGTAGCTAATGATAGTAATAGAAGAATAAAATTAATAAAAGTTGCTTTAGCGGAAGTACAAGGATCTGTAGTAGTACCTAGCTCTAATAAAGCTATATTTGAAACAGAACCTAAAGAATCTGTGGATTTAGATATATACTATGAAGCTAGTCATGCTATACCCATGACACTTAATGAAAACAACTACGCCGCATATATACCTCATGACTGTGAAGTTAAATTAGAAAGATTTATAAAAGATCGTTATGAGATACCTATAATAAGTGAGTTAACTGAAGAAAATAACCAACTAGTTGTAATACCAAAATTTAATCCCTTTGTTTCAAACGTTGGTACTTCATCAAGAGGAAATCCAGTTGTAGCATTAAGAGGTTATGAAACCGAAGACTCAGTTGGTGATAGCTCTCTGTTAAAGCATGGGATATTTCCAAATGATCAATTAAACTTTATACATAAAAACGGTATAAAAACAAAATCAAAAATATTAAGACATATAGAGAGTACTGGTTTAGAAGTTGAAATTGTTTCTATTACAGTAGAAAATATAACAGCGTTAGGTCAATTTTCTTTTTACACTGGCACAGGTGTAACTATAAACGAAGATGATAACATAGGTTTTGTTAATTACCAATCAAATCTTGGTATTGATACTGGGATGCAGTTAGTTAACGCATATATACCTCAATCTTTTTTTGATGCACTAGCAACTCAGGTGACTATTTTCCCACAGCTTGCTCCCGTAATAGAAATAATAAACAGTGTTGTACAGCAATTAGGCGGCTTTAACACACCTTTAGATATACCAAGTAACGTTTATATTGTAAATGTTACAGATGGGTTTAGCGCTTTACTTTCTGACACAACTTGGATGGCTGCACCAGAAGGAGATATAGCTATACCTTTTGTTCTTGAGTTAGTAAAACCAACGGGTTACTACGAGATAGACAAAGAAACATGGAGATATCCTATAGATTTAAGTTGGCACAATTGTTATACTTTTGGAAATGGATTAGAGTCTGATAGAGTAAGAGATGACTTTAATGCTCCTCAATTAAATAATGGCGTAAAAGCTTCTACAACAGTAACCGAGTATGGAGAAGAAAATAGATCTAGTGGAATAATATATTCTGGCGTGTATAACTCAAGATCTAGTGTAAACAAACTCAATGAGTTTAACATGTCTGAAAAAATAACCAAAGACTTAAATCCAGCATATGGTTCGATTCAAGCTCTTAAGACAAGAGATACCGACGTTGTTGTTTTTGCTGAAGACAAAGTACTAAAGGTATTAGCTAATAAAGATGCTTTATTTAACGCTGATGGTAATCCGCAACTAACAGCTTCTGATAAAGTTCTTGGCACAGCTATTCCTTTTGTAGGAGACTATGGTATATCTAAAAATCCAGAATCATTAGCTAGTGATCAATATAGAATTTATTTTGCCGATAAACAAAGAGGCGCTATATTAAGATTATCAAGAGATGGTTTAACTCCTATATCAAGTGTAGGTATGAAATCTTGGTTTAGAAATAATCTTAGAATGACTTCTAAAATTTTAGGAACATTTGACGTGGTTAACGGCGAATACAACGTTTCTCTTACTATACCTGCTTTTCCTAATATAAAAACAATTTCTTTTAATGAAGCTACTAAAGGTTGGGTTAGTTTTAAATCATATAGACCTAGTAGTGGTGTTTCTGTTTCTGGAAAATACTTAACTTCTTTTAAAGCTAGTGTGTATGAAAATAACGCTAGTTCTACATCCAGAAATATTTTTTACGACGATCAAGAGCCTAATGCCTCAGTTTTAGAAGTTATGTTTAATGATATGCCTAGCACTGTTAAATCTTTCACTGCTATTGACTACGAAGGAACTCAAGCTAGAATTAGCATTGATAATAATGATAGCGAATATTATAATCTACAAGAAAAACCTGGTTGGTATGTTGATTCAATTTCTACAGATATAGAATCAGGTGATACATACAATTTTGTAAACAAAGAAAACAAATGGTTCGCCAAGATATGTGGTGAAGAGAATGTGTTTGACACCTCACACTTTGCTATACAAGGGTTAGGTTTTGCAACCTCTGAACCAATTTTAATTGAACAAACAAGTGGAGGAGATGTTAACACTAGTGTAGATAGCAATGACAGTAACGAAGTAAATATAGATACACAAACGCCAATGAATTTAACAATACGAAATAATCCAAATCATTAATTATGGGAAATTTAGAAAACTGCATACTATTAAATGGTGCTGGCGAACAAATCGACAATCCATTTGTTATTTTTACAGTAGAAGAAAATTCTGGCGATACCGCTGGCAGTACCACCGCTCAACTAGAACCTATGCAATTTGGCGTAGACTCTAATAACGAGGCAAACATGCTAGATCCTGGTGTTTATAAATTTAGAATAGCACCCGCTGTAACTGGTTGGCGTGTTACAATTAATAACTTCAGTATATCTGGTGTTCAAGAATCAAACCCATATGGCACTTCTACACCGCCTAACACACCTGATATAACTCAAGAAAGAATTGCTATTTCAGCTGGTGCTATTGAGTGGGTGAATGGTGAGCAAGGAAATAATGATTTAACAGTTACAATGCATGAGGCAATTGAAAGAGTTTACATGCATAACACTGTTATAACAAATACTGAATATCAAGGCAATGGGGGAGCTGCAGACCCCGATAACAACCAAGTAGAGGTAACAATAAAGTTGAAAGATGACTATCCTATGCCAACAAGTAATTTAACTATAGATCTAGATATTGATGGTGATGCTGAAGACTATGACGAAGTTGGTGGCGGTGTTGAGATTGAAGGAGGTGCAGCTGATTTTAAATTTCATATTATACCTTATCTTTTTAATCCACACTCTAGTAACACGGGGATTACAACTTTTGACTCTGGAGATGGCACGCCAATGACCGGATACTATTCAAATCCTAATAATTACGATGATTCTAGGTTTGAAATTGCACCTAGCATTACTTCAAGTTTGCAATATGAGCCAAATGTAACTTGCTGCCCAATGTTACAAGACACCGTTAACAACGAAGCTTATATTCTTAGTGACTATATTGACGAGTATGCTGAAAGTGTGTCATCAGACACGCAGGTGAATGAATTATTTTATGGTGGATGCGGCACGTATGGAGAGTATGTTAGGGGTCAATACGGTGGTGACTATGAAGATATTAATGACCCCGAATTTCAAGGTTTAGGCACTGATTTTAGTGCGTACCCAATTGGAGCTACAAATCTTGGGAGTCCTTTTGTTGCTGACTATCAATTAAGTCAAGTTCAGGGAAACACAGCGCAATTGCATATGGTTGAAGAAGATGTTAATTATAATCCTATGAACGAGTTGTGTAGAGCTATTCAATTCCACAATTACAATGGTGTTACTAACACCACCACCAACATGTTTGGTAATACTATAGGGGCTTCAGGCTTACCTGAATCCATTAAGTTTAAATTCAGAGTTGCTAGCGATCCTTTTATGGGTGTGGCCGATGGTGATATTGTTAATTTAGAAGAAACTAGACCGCTGTTTGTTTGGTTAAAATACACAACTGGAAATAATGTTGATATTGTCAAAGGGTTTTTGATGCAAAGACCAGCTCAAGATAATGATGGTGATGGAGAAATTACTGGTGCTGGCGAGCTAGCTATAAATGACAGCCCCTTTTTACATAGTCAAGAAGAAACTACAACAGATGACATTGCTTACCAACCTCAATACGAAATAACAGAAATTGAAAATGCTGGTTATGGTGCTTCAGGTGCAGAGATAGAGTTATTTTTAAATCCTGATTTTGACTTTGCAGCACCACCTGGTAACGATGGAACAGGTGTTTTAGAGGGTAGTACAATGAAAGTTTTTGTATTTTTTTCAATACAAAACGAAAATAATCCAAATATTGGCGGTACCACAGGAGGTTTATAAATATTTAGTAATTTAAAAAATAAAATGAATAGATCAACTAATTTAATATTTGACTTAAGATTAAAATCAAAAAATATCTCTGTGTCTGTTGACGCTGTAGATGTTCCACAATCTTTTATATCAAGAAGTTTTTCTAGAATGAGTAAAGCTAGAAAAAACTTTTTAAAAACATACGGTGTATCTATACCTAAAAATAATATAATCGTTAAAAACAATAAGTCAATTATATCTTCTAGAGTTTTAAATATTAACAGTCAAAATGAATTAAAAATTTTTAGTGTTTCTGCTATAACGCCTTTTAACAAAAATGTTATAGTAGCTAAAATATCAATAAATAGTGTTGATGGCAAAAGAATATTAAATCAACCTTTTTTAAAATTAAAATCTAGCATAACAAACTCCCAGGTACTTGATAAGTTAAAATTTAAACTAGTACCAACTTCTATAATAAAAGATTCAGATGGTATAGTCACAGGCTATAATATGAATCTTGTGTACAAAGGTGTGGCGCAAGTATTATCTAATGACAATATAAAATTAGATTTAATAATAAACTCTGTAAACAAAACATCTCCAACAAAGTCTATAGATAAGATTAACTTAGGCGCTTCGCACGTCAAAACAATAGGAGAAGAAAGAGATATTAAAATATATGGATCTGCAGGTACTAATTTTACTTTTACTGCTACAAATGAAGATAATGTTTCTATACTAGGGGGGTTAGCTAACTCTACTGTAACAACTGATACTGGTTTGGTTTTAGAATCAATAACAGGGGTTATACCTGCAAAAGGTTTTTATACAGTTAATTTAATTTTTCCAGAAATACCAACTATTAGATCAACGGCAGTGAATGGTAGTATGGCTGCTAGTGGTGCTATTAAAGTTATATTTGATGATTTAACTGACGTTAAAGTTGGTGATCAGCTTTTTTCAACAGCTATAGATGGAAGTAAGTCTATAAAAGTACTAGAGTTAGATCCTGACGGTGACAATGCGAATGAGTGTAATTTATCTCAAAAACTTACAGCTGCTGATGATACAGAAGTATTTTTTAAAACGCCTACGAAATATTTTATAAACGTAACAACAACAGATACTTTAAGTTCTAGCTTGCCCGCGACATATCCAATGTTTACTTTAAACCAATTTGCAGATCCTCTTTTAACTATAAGAGTAACTACAGATTCTAGACTATACTCTATAAACTCTCAAGCTATTCCAGGTTCTGGAGTTCAAGCATACGATGTTTATTATACTGGTAGAGCGTTAGAAAAAAATGAAACTCTTGATAAAACTCTTTTTCCGCCCAAGTTTAACAAGTCTTTATTTTTAGATAGAACAGACTCTGGGTCATTAAGCGTAGTAAAAACACCAAATTTTGAAAGCTCTATTTTTTTTCCTGATACAACCGTTCGAAATAGTGATTGGACAAATACAGATCCGTTAACAAATGGTGGTACAAGAGTTTCTATAAACCACAAAGCCCCAGTTTTATCAACCGCCGATGGTGTTGCAAACAATGCTTGCACTATAGATTACGTTTTAAATATAATTGAGTGGGGTAGCGAAGACGTAATAATGGAATTAGATTTAGATAACATAATAAACACATAATATGAGTACATATACATTAGCTGTAACATTTCAAAATCCTATTAACATATCAGTAGACGTTGGTGACGATCTTTATTTTACAAACCCATCTACCAACTTTAATAATTCTGGTTTTGATGTTTCAGATTCTACTAGTAGTAACATTTTACTTGGAGAAATACAAAGTATAACTACAGATTCAAATTCAACTACTATAGTTTGCAACTACACAAGTGACATAAATAATACTCCAGGTGAAAATAGTTTTTTTATGTTTAAAAAGAATAAAAAAATAAACACAGCAGCTTTAAAAGGTTATTATTCTAGAGTTGTATTTAAAAATAGATCTTTAAACCCATCAGTAATGTATTCTACTACTTGTAGGATTATAGGTAGTAGTAAATAACAAGCAAAAAATGTAACTATATAATAGTAATTAATTAAAAGAAAAGAGTATGGATCCATTTACTATAGCTAGTATTGTAACAACGATAGGCACAACCGTGTTTAGCGCTATAGAATCTAGAAGACAAGAAAAAGCAGCTAAAGATAAAGAAGATGAAGCTCGAAGAGAAATGAATAAGCTTAAGTCTCAGTACGAAAACTTGGATACGAGTAATCCATTTTTAAACATGGAAAATGTAATGGAAGATTTAACCATAAATCAAAAGCAAGCTGAATTTCAAAAACAACAATTTCAACAAAGTCAAGCTAATATATTAGAAAGTTTTCGTGAATCTGCTGGTAGTAGTGGTATAGCAGCATTGGCTCAATCATTATCACGACAAGGACAAATAGCGGCTCAAAAATCTGCTGCTAGTATAGGTGCTCAAGAGGCAGCGAACGAAAGAGCAAGAGCTCAAATGGCTAGCCAAATACAAAACATGGAGAGACAAGGTGACGTTTACTCAAGATCTTTAGAGCGAGAAAGAATATCAACTCTTTTAGGCATGTCTCAACAAGAAACAGCTGCTTACGCTCAGCAAGCTGGTATGGCTAGACAGCAAATGATGGAAAGTATATCTAGTGGAGCACAAAATACAGCGTCTATGTTTGCGGGATTTGGTGATGGTGAAGAAAGACCAGATGTTCAAGGTAGGCAGCAAATTTATAACACAACTACAGGTGAACCACTAGTAAGTTATGATCCTTATACTGGAAAAAAATTAACATAAAAAAAAAATATGGCAGACGAATTATTAGTAAGAGGTGCTGGTTTAGTAGCACGATCAGAAGGTGTTGGCAACCTAGCCGGCGCAAAGGCTTTGCAAAATGTTAGTGACTATTTAGCTGAAGGAACAGCTAAAGTTATTCAAAAAAGAAATAAAGAGTTCAACAGAATACTGTCTGAACAAATGAATCAACCTGGTATATCAGAGGAGGAGTTGGATAATGTATATAAAAACTTAAACAAACAGAGATTTAGATACGTTTATTTAAACGATAGAAGGCTTAGAGGTAAAATGGAACAAGAAATTGTAAAGCAAGGTCAACAAAAAGTAGATACTGTTTTAAAAAAAGATGAAATTGCTGACGCTACTAAAAAAGTTTTAATTAATACCTCTGGACCAGGTGAAGACGCGTTAGACGAGACTACAAAAGTAAACATAGAAAAAGCTATTACAAATGGTCCAATAAAAGGACCTAATAATGAAGATGGCTATATAGTGGTGACCGGAGATATTAACACAGACAAAACAAAGTCAGACGCACCAAAGTCAGACGTGCCAGAGTCAGACTCTGTAAAAACAAATGAAAAAGAAACAAAAGACACAAAAGCTCAAATTCCATACATGTATGAATTTAGTAGCGAAGTAGACACGGGTATACTGGGAAACTATATAGATAATTATTATAAAAAATATTTAGATCCAAACTCTATTTTTAATAATCTTGGTGATGGAGTAGGTGCTAATGAAGTAGACATGGAAACTAGAGGTCCAGACGCTTATAAAGAAACTGGTATAATAGATCTTAACACTATTAAAAATGATATGAGTAATCTTCCTGAAGGGCTAGAGTTTGTAACTCATAGTGAGTTTATTGATATGATAAATTCTAATGGCATGGACGATGTTTCTATTGAAAAATACAGAGCTAATATAGATAAAAAAATTAATCAAGCTCAGAGCTTGCAACCAGGTCAAAACGTAGATTTTCAATGGCAAGTAGAATTTGACAAAAATAAAACGTTCGTGGTAGATGGTAACGCTGTTTCTATAGCTAGACACGATATATTTGGTAATAGAAATTTTGAAAAAGATATGATTAAAGGTTTGCAAAATGGAACCTACAAAGATCTAGGTATAAACCTAACAGAAGAACAAGTTAAAGAGCTAGATACAAACGGTGGAAAAGTAACTGAAGATGATGCCAAAAGAATAACCAAAGAGCTAATAACAAAACCAGAGTATAGAGAATTATTTAATAATTTATTATCTAGTTTTTTAACCAACATTTCAGAGCAAGTCTATATTGCTTCATTAGATCCAAGCATAAGAAATTCTGCTCCTGAAAAACCAATTTTTATGACCGAAGAAGAAGGTCGTAAAAAACTTGAAGAAATTGAACAAGAAAAAGATTTACTAAAAACTTCATTATACCAAGGGGGAAAAATATAAAAAATAACACGGGTAACTAACGATACAGTATGGATAAAAAATATTTACTATCTGATGGTAGAACTAAAATAGTACCATTAGAATTCGAACAACAATTTCTAAATCAATTAGAAAAACAAAACTTAACGGCTGAACTAATAACTGACGAGCCGGGAAAGTCCCAAGGGACAAGCCTGTCCCAAAACAATCAACTAAAAGTAGACGAGGATTTATCAATAGACCTGACAACAGGAGAAGTTATATCCAAGCAGCAACAAAAAGCTACGGCATCCAAATCGGACGATGGTTCTTTGGATTTCAAAGACAAAATTAAAGTAAGTACATTTGAAGCTGGAGTAAAAGCGGGATTAGGTGGTACACTAGGTGCAACCTATGATTTATTTAAAAATATTAGTACGTTAGGTCTTAATGATGAAGATAGAAATAAGTTTTATCAATTATACTCTAACAAAATAGACAACATAAAACCAAGAGCTAAAAGAGCATTTAAAGGTGCTTACGCTGCAATGTTAGAGCTATACAAAGATATAGATTTTACAGCTATAGCTACTGGAGCATCAAGATCTGAGGAGCAGAGAGAAGAAGAAATAAAAAAACTAGACGAAAAAATTATTAAACAAATAAACGATATTGGAGAGCTAAAGTTTAAAGATGAAGGGCTTGGTATAGTTAAAGGTTTTAAAGAAGGTGAAGCTGCAGATGTTTTAGCGGCCGCTCTTTTTACTCCAGTTCAATTTATGGAAACAATGGTTCCAGCTGCCATGACAAGAGGCGCTTCATTAATACCACAAATAGGGGGTCCAATGTATTATGATTTTAACGAACAAAAAGCAATTAGACTTTACGGTGAAGATGATCCTCAAGCTTTTGAAAAACTAGTTAAAAACAATGAAACAGAAATAGTTGTACCCATGGTAGCTGCAGCTGGTTCGATAGCATTAGAAAGAATAGGTTTAAAAGCTGTTGATGACTATGTGAGATCTGTTCCTGGATTAGCAGGTTCTTTTAGTAGATTACTTACAGCTTCTAACAAAGAGGGTCTTACGGAAATAGGACAGTATGCTATAGAAACTGTAAACACAAGTCTTGGTCAAGGAGATGACTTAGTAGTAGCAACGGCTAAAGGTATCAACTCTATGTTTACAGATGAAGGCATAGAAAGTTTTTTACAAGGTTTTATAGGTGGCGGAACTATAGCTACTGGTCGCAAAGCTATAAATAGAGCTTTACGAAGTGATAAAAATTCTGCTGTAGAAATAAATAAATATATAGATAATTTAAGCGAGTTAAACATACAAAAAAGTATAACGCAAGATCAAGACGTTAAAGATGCTTTAGATTTGCAAATAAAGCAAACTCAAAAAGATTTTAAACAGTTTATAATAAACACGAGGAGCGTTTCAGAATATCTAGATGATAAACAAAAATCTTCTTTAATTGAAATAATTAATGAAAAAGATGATATACAAAATAAAATAAACTCTTTAAATAATAAAATTAAAAACAAAAAAATAACTGAAGAAAGTTATAAGCTATCTATCAATGCTTTAAACGAAAGAAACGTACTATTAGACGACGGTATTGCTAAGATTAAAAAACAAGCTCTTAAAACAGCGGCTAGCAAGCAGGCTAAACAAGTGGAAACTAAAATAAAAGAGTTTGAGTTGGAGGGTAAGGTTATACAAGCTACATCTACCGAAATAGAAAACATGGATCTTAAAGATGGTGAGGGCAATGATATATCTAAAAAAGCCGCTGGTGATTTTGGTTTTATAAGGCAGTTTGGTGATGGTAGTTTTGAAATAATATTAAACACAGATAAACCAACTCTTGGTACCGCTGCTCACGAGTTTTTACATGCGGTCTTGTTTAAAACACTAGCTGGTAGCGATCAAACACAAAACAATTTAGCATCTGCACTTTTAGATTACACTTCTACGTTGAAAAGCGAGGGTGATCAAAACTTTGTTAACAGAATAAATGCTTATAAAGACAGCAAAGCCCTTGGAGAAGAGGTTGTAACTGTTATGTCTGAGTCTATAATGGACGGTAGTTTAAAATATAACGACGGATTTTTTACAAAAGTTGGTGATATACTTAGAAGATTTTTCGCGCAAAGAGGTAAAATTGATTATAAGTTTAATACCGGTAGAGATGTATATAACTTTATAAAAGATTATAACAATAGTATTAAAACTGGTAAAGTAAATAAAGCTATAATAAAAGTAGCTAAAGAAGGAGCAAAAGGAAAACTAGTTGAAGACGCTAAGAGCAAGCCAACTGTAGACATTAAGCAAGATGTGGTTTTAAAAGAATCTAGAGACGCTAAGCCAGATGTAGATAAGTTAGCTGTTGATCCAAAAACTAATAAAAACTACACGCAACAAGAGTGGGATAAATCTGGTGCCAAGCGAGCTATTGATACGTTAACAGAAGAAAATTTAATAGATGGTTTAATAGCTGCTAAATATAAAGTAAGACCAGTACCACAATCTTTTGTTGCCGACGTTCTTGGTTCTAAAGAATTTATTAATATGATTAATCGCTTTAATAAAGGTAAGCGTGGTAAGTCGGACGAAAACAAAAGTTTATTTGGTTATATACAGGGTCAATTAAGATTTAGAGCTGACGATATATTTAAAGAAGCTAGGGTAGGTCAAGTACCTAGAGGTACTGGCACTGTTGAGGCGGACGCTAGAACAACTGAGGGTCAACCAAAAGTACAGCTAGAAGATACTGGTGATACAACTATACAACGTATAGATGAGCAGGAAATAAATTTAAGAGACGATAAAGTTAAAGATTTAAAACCAGAAATTAGAGAAAGAAAGTCTACATTTAGAAAAGAAATAGGTATAAAAGGTATTGGCAAAGGTGTAGTATTTAGAGCTGTAAAAACAGCTATTAATACAGCTGAAACTATAACAAAAGCCAAAGAGTTTATAAAGTCATATGAAGAAAATCTATCAAATGCTTTATATAGCATGATGGAAAAGAAACTTCCAGATACCAACTCTATGGTTAAGTACCGTATGGCTATATTAGAGTCTATACCTTTAAGCACACTAAAAAAAATGCAAAAAGAATTACCAGCTAAAGATAACAGTGGTAATGACTTTGGTAATATATTTGTTAAAAATCACGGTAGACAAAGTAGTCAAGAGGTGTTAACAGACTTTATGTATGGTTTAAATAAAACAGGTAAAAACCCTAGAAAAAGAAAACTTTTACCAGACTTAAAAGTTTTATGGGAAAGTGGAGCTAAAGGATTAAAACCCGCTGATGCTAAGAAAAATCCAGACGGCGCGGAATACTATAGAAAAAAAGCAGCTGGTATTACTATATGGGAAAGGCTACCTGTTAGTTCAACTACTTGGAAGTCTTACGTTGAAGGAGACTTTGTTGGCAAAAGACAAGAAGCTACAGGCTCAGGAACAAAAGGTAATAATAGAATAAAGATACTAAAAGAGTCTTCTAAAGCTATAGGTAGAGATGCTACACCTGAAAACTTAACTACAGAGTTTATACAAGACTACATTGGTAGAAAAAATTTAGAAGGCAAGATAACAGTTGAGCAAGTTAAAAAAGAAATACTTAAGTCTATTGATAGACCTGCTGATTTAAAGTTTAGTGTTGATCCTAAAGTTCAGGCTGAAAATTTTAAAACAGCCGCAAACAAAACACCAAACAATATTGTTGGTGATAGAGGTGTAACAAACTTAGATGTAGTTAATAAAATACAAGAATATAAAAGCGCTAAAAGTGGTAAGATAAAATCTAGAACAATAGTTGATTTTATTAAAAGCTCTAAATTATCACAAGATATTAAAAAGCATATGGGAGGATTTTTATCTACTCACCCGAAATACATACCTTATTTTCAAGACTCAATGACAGGTGGTTATGATAACGGCTTGTTTGGTATTAAAGATGTTTTTTATAAAGTAGTAGGTATTAAAGACGCTGATGTAAAAAGAGATTTGCGTAGAGAAAAATATAGCAAAACAGGCGGTTTACTTGATGTTAATAAAATGAATAAGTTTAAGAACAATCAAGGTAAACATGTAGCATCTAACAAAGCTAGAATAGATTTTTTAGAAGGACTAATTAAAGATATGTATACATATATTAAAGCTAATCCAGATTCTAAACCAGCAATGGTTATGTTTTTTAAAGATGGTTCTAAGCACCAAAACCACGTGTTAAGATACTTAGCACCTATTGTTGGGGCACCTGTAAACACTAAAGGAAAGTTTTTAGAAGTTAAAATAAAAGAAGAGCACGGTTATCCTCAAAACCAAGTAAACACTATAATATTAGATTTGTTATTAAATGATAATACTAGTATTAAAAGCGTTGATGACGCTATAAAAGTTTTTAAATCTTCATACTCACAATGGGCTTTAATTGAGTCTCATGACAACCAAATAGACGACGCAAAGCTAACGTCTTCTATGCCTGAGTATTTTTACAATGATATAGTACCTAGAATATTAAATGGCGATTTAGACAACTTGCCACAAGGTATAGTAGGTCCTATTATTAGATATATTGAGTCTGGTGTTCCAGTGGGTAGTTATTATCTTTTTGAAGTAAACCAAACTGTAGCAGAATACTTTGGTGTAAACGTTAAAAACGCGAGCCAAATAGACATGGAACACTTAGCTCCTATACAAAACGAATTAATTAAACAAGTTTTGCTAGGTAACATAGATATTAAAACTGTTAAGCAAAAAATGAAAAATGTTGCTGCTGTTGGTCACAAGAATACTGTAGCTGAAAACAAAACAGCTAATAATATAATTGATGCGTTTAATAAACAAGCTGAGATAATCAAGAAACAAAACAGAGAAATACAGGCTGATTTAGAAAAACGTGGTTATAAGTTTAGTAAAGATGGAGTTGTTGAAGGACAAACCCCATCTCAAATGATTAAAATTATACAAGCTGATTTAGAATCAAGAGGTTATACCTTTGTTGACATGGACAAAAGAGGTATGTCAACTTTTGACTTTGATGAAACATTAATTATAGATGGTGAAAATTTTGTTGTAGCTACAGATCCTAAAACTGGCGAAACAATAAATATAAAGTCTGGTGATTGGCCTATAAAAGGACCAGAGCTTGATGCGGCTGGCTACAAGTTTAACTTTGATGATTTTGTAAACGTAAGAGGTGGTGTTGATGGACCACTACTTCAAAAAATGAAAAATCAAATTAAAAAGTATGGACCAGAAAATGTTTTTGTATTAACAGCTAGACCTCAGACGGCAGACTCTGCTATACATGGTTGGTTAAAATCTAAAGGTATAGATATACCTATTAAAAATATAACAGGATTAGCTAATAGTACTGGTGAGGCAAAAGCCAACTGGATGTTAGAAAAGTTTACAGAAGGCTATAATGATATGTATTTTGTAGATGATGCACTACCAAACGTTAACGCTGTTAAAAAAGTCTTAGAACAATTAGATGTTAAATCTAAAGTAGTTCAAGCTAAAATAAAATTTAGCGCAACAGCTAGCCATGAGTTTAACAATATAATAGAGCAAGTTAAAGGCGTTCATAAAGATAGAATATACTCTGCTGCAGAAGCTTTAAAGCTTGGTATAAATAAAGGTAGATACGATCTACTTATACCTCCATCAGCTAATGATTTTAAAGGTTTAATGTATTATTTTATGGGTAGAGGTAAACAAGGTGAAGCTCATAAAGCTTGGTTTGAAAAACATTTATTTAAACCTTTTGCTAAAGGTATAAGAGCTTGGAATACATACAAGCAAAACTTACAAAACGAATATGAAACACTAAAAAGAAAACACCCTAATGTAATTAAAAAATTAAATAATAAAGTTTCTGGCACAGCGTACACAAATGATTCTGCTATTAGAGTTTATTTGTGGGAAGAGGCTGGTTTTCAAATACCTGGTTTAAGTTTAATAGAACAAAAAAAATTATCTAATCACGTTAGAAACAATCCAGACTTAAGAAATTTTGCTGAAACCTTACGTGTTATATCTAAAGTAAAAGATGGTTATGCAGAGCCTGGTCAAAACTGGGTTGTTCAAACTATAGCTTCTGATCTTAATAATATAGTAGAAAGAATAGGTAGAAAACAGTTTTTAGCAGAGTATTTGGCTAACGCTGAAATTATATTTAGTCAAAGTAATTTAAACAAAATAGAAGCTATATACGGAACTAGATATAGAGAAGCACTAGAAGACATACTGCATCGTATGGAAACTGGTAGCAATAGAATACAAGGTTCTAGTAGAATAGTAAACGGTTTTACAGAGTGGATAAATGCTTCTGTTGGTGCTATCATGTTTGTTAACATGAGGTCCGCGTTGCTTCAGACTATATCTATGGTTAACTTTGTTAATTGGTCTGATAATAATGTTTTTAAAGCTGGTGCGGCTTTTGCTAATCAACCTCAGTTTTGGAAAGACTTTGCAATGATATACAACTCAGATCAATTAAAACAAAGAAGAAAAGGTATAAGAATAGATGTGTCTGCCTCTGAGTTAACTAAAACATTTGCAGAGGGTGGCACTACAATGCTTGACAAAACTCAAGCTTTACTTAGGTATTTATTAGAGAAAGGTTTTACACCAACGCAACTAGCGGATAGTTTTGCTATAGCGATGGGTGGTGCTCCGTTTTATAGAAATAGATTTAATACATATAAAAAACAAGGGTTGTCAGACGCTAAAGCTAAAGAAAAAGCAATGCTTGATTTTCAAGAAATAGCAGAAGAAACTCAGCAGTCATCAAGAGAAGATTTAATATCACAGCAACAAGCTAGTCCATTAGGTAGGTTTATACTAGCTTTTCAAAACGTTACAATGCAAATGACTCGTTTAACGGTTAAAGCTGTTTCTGATTTAGTTAATGGAAGAGGTGATTGGAAAACAAACGTATCTAAAATAATATATTACGGCGCCGTGCAAAATATAATATTTGGTTCATTACAGAGTGCATTAGCTTTTATTATGTGGGGTGATGATGAAGAAGAAGATGTTATTAAAGATAAAACAGCTAGAGTTGCTAACGGTGTTTTAGATTCGTTTTTAAGAGGTACAGGTATATATGGTGCTATGGTTTCTACTTTAAAAAATGTTGCACTACAAACTCAAGCTCAATACAAGGCTAAATATGGTAAATCTGATTTTAGTAAAGTAGCTATAGACGCTATTAATTTATCACCACCAGTAGGTAGTAAAGTTAGAAAAATAGTATCATCTGCTAAAACACTAGCTTACAATAAAGGCATATCTAAGGAAATAGGTTTTCGTATAGAAAATCCAGTTTTAGTAGCAGCTGCTACAGCTATAGAGGCCGTTACAAATATACCTTTAGGTAGATTAGTTAATAAAGCTAATAACGTGGAAGAAGCTGTTACCGGTAACCATAAGCTTTGGCAAAGAGTGGCATTACTTTTAGGTTGGGATAAGTGGACTTTAGGTATTAAAGATGAAGAGCTAGAACAAGCAAAGCAAGATGCTAAAGAAACTAGAAATAATAGAAGAAAAAAAGAAAAACAAGTTCAACAGAAAAAAGAAGAACAAGAGAAAAAAAGAAAAGGAATAAAAACCGTTAGGTGTTCTGGTGTAAACTCAGCTGGTAAAAGATGTGGATTAACCACAGAGACTGCAGATAAAACATGGAAGTGTTTTCATCACGCTACATTTAAAGACGGTATGGATAGAGATGGTGATGGTATAAAAGAATATAGATGTACCGCTAAAAAAGCAGACGGTAGTAGATGTAAAAATAAAACAGAGAATAAAAACAAGAGATGTTATGCTCACCAATAAATGTGTAATAATAATATAAAGAAGTAAATTATGATAAATTGGATAAACTCCTGGAAAGCAGGTAATAAAAAAGATAGATACGAACTAGCATTAAGAATAAGTACATTGACAGTGTTTGAATTAATGTTTTGCCCTTGTTGGGTTTGTAAAAATAAAGGTAAGTGCGTAAGGTTTAGATTTATGATTTTAAACTTTGGATTTGAAATGTAATGAAATTTATAGGTCAGTTTATACAAGATCTTATAGCTAGGTTTCGCAATGATGTTTATTTAGAAGGAACAGAAACTGGTACAATTGCTAGCGGTGGTAATCTTGGTTTAGACTCTAATAATAAAATTGTTAAAGCAGCTAGTGGTAGTGGTGATTTAACTATTACAAACGCTAGCGATAATAGAATTGTAACGTCAACTGGTGGTACTGGTCTGAATGCTGAAGCAAATTTTACTTATAACGGGGCAAACGTTGAAATTGCTTCTACTGGTAATGGTCCAAATTTTAATCTTCGTACAAGTAGTACTACAGCTGCACATAATCCTTCTTTAAACTTTGTGAGTGATGATACAACTGGTTCTGATGGCGACGAGCTAGGTTTAATACAGTTTAATGGATATAACGATAGTGGAGGTGTTTTATCTTATGCTAATATAGAAGGATCAATTTCTTCTGCTACAGCTGGGTCTGAAGGTGGCAAACTAACTATTAGTGTTGCTTCACATGACGGTGACTTAGAAGAAGGTTTGGTAATACAAGATGGTGACGCTGACGGCGAAGTAGATGTAACAATAGGAGCTGGGGCAGCATCTACGACAACAGTATCTGGATCGCTTGCTGTAGGTACAACCGTTATAACAGACGATCAAATACAGTTTACGCCATCGACAGATGATACAGCCACTATAGCTGCTGGTGCGGGTGGTGTACTGAATATAACAACAGTTGATGATGCTGGAAGAAACGCGGAGCTTAACATTACGGCTGACGGTATAATAAGCACTACTAGCTCTGCGAGCCAGATAAATACAACGTATGATTTTCAATCAACCACTTTTGAAAACCTTCTAACCGCAGGTAAGCCAAGTGGTAAGATAATAAAATACTCACCTGCTACAAATGCCACACTAACTGCGGGTCAAGTGCATTACTTAAGAGATACTGGATCATGGTTGCTAGCTGACGCTGACGGTGTGTCAACATCATATGGTTTATTAGGCTTAGGAATGGGTGGATCATCTCAAACAGTGGGTGTTATGATTCAAGGTTTTATGAGAATACCTAGCGCAGAGATATTAAACACACCAACAAATGTTGATGGTCTACCAGTTTATTTAGGAACAGAAGCTGGTCACTTTGATTTTACAGCACCGTCTGGCTCTGGTGATATTGTAAGAGTATTAGGATATGCAATTGACGATCATCTTGGAGACGTTTTAATTTACTTTAATCCAGATAGAACTTTTATAGAAATAGCATAACATGAGCTACTTAGACAAAACATTAATATTTGAAGAAGATAAAATTTACTACGAAGATAGTGGTATGATATTAGAAATTATGATGGACTGGGAGGACTCAATAATGAAAGCATCCGCGGATTATGTTTGTGAAAACGGGGGTGATATATTAGAGTTTGGTTTTGGTATGGGTATATCAGCTGGATATATTCAAGCTAACAATATAAACTCTCACACAATAATAGAGAATCACCCGCAGATAATAGAGAGGCTTAGGCTCTGGGCAACTGACAAGCCTAATGTTAAAATAATAGAAGATGACTGGCACAATATAAAAGACTCTTTATTTGTTTACGATGGTATATTTTACGATACATATGGAGAACAAGACTGGAGTAGATTTGCAACTGAGTTACCATCATTTACTAAGTCGGGAACTAAAGTTACGTGGTGGAATAATAATCCAGAGCAGTCTACTATTCACAGTATAGATGGCGTGGTGTATAGCGCTATTAGTGTAAATCCTCCACCAAACAGTTATTTTAATTCTAATGTATATTATTTACCTAAAAAAGAATTTTAAATGCCCACGATAAACGCAAATAGACAAGGAACAGCGACTGGTACTGTTAGTTCTAATTTTAATACAGCTAGAACTAGCAATGCAGCCTCTGTAACAGATGGAGACACAGGAGTGTTTACTGTTCAGTATTTTTCTTCTTCAGGTAGAGGTGGTGGAACTAAGCGTTTTAAAAGAATGTTTTTACACTTTGATACAAGTAGTATAACACAAACATTATCATCTGCTCACATTGATATAGATGGTCATATTTCTAGCCCAGACCCTAATGATACTATAATGTTGAAAAGCACAGCGTTTGGAGGTGATGGTGGTACTGCGCTGGCAACGACAGATTTTTTTAGCTCAATAGATTATGGCACAGCGTATTCTAACGAATTAACTTCATGGTCAAGCAGTAATAACGAATACACATTAACAGCAGCTGCTTTAGCTGATATTAAAAATAATGATAATTTTACATTAGCTATAGTTGAACATGACAGTGATTTTGCAAATTCAGATCAAGGTGATGGAGCTTATGATATAAACGTAAATCTTGGGGTAACAATAACTTTAGATTACACACTAGCGGCTGGATATGGCAATGCAGTTAACGGAGTAGCATCAGCGAACATAGGTAAGATAAATGGAGTAGCAACAGCAAGTATAAGTAAAGTAAACGGAATATAAAATGGCGCAGTATACAAAAATTACATCAGAAACCACGACTACTTTAATTGAAAAAGGAGGTCAAAAAGGAGGTGGTATTAGTAAAATACTAATAGCAAACTATAGTGATAGTAATGATGTTACTATAGATGTTTTTTTAGAAGACGCAGCGGCTTCCGCATCTACTGACGCTAGCAACAACAAGTATTATTTTGTAAATAAAATGGTACTACCAGTTGGCGTTAGCTTGGTTTTAGATGACAGCTTATCTTTTGATGTCAATAAGTATAACTTAAGATTAACAACTGTAGGCACAGCGCCTTTAGTTTCACTAATAATTAAATAAATGAATTTAGAAGTAATTAGATTTTCTAGTGGTACTGATAGTACAAATGGAATATTATTTGAAACCATCGAGCAAGGCAACGATATAGATGGAAGTTTTAAACAAAGAAAATTTTTAGCATACACGCTAGAAGATGAACAACGAAATGAAAAAGTATATGGCGAAACAAGAATACCAAATGGGACTTACGAGCTGGCTCTTAGAAAAGTTGGTGGATATCACGCGAAGTATTCAAAACGTTTTGCTCACATTCACATTGGCATGCTTCACGTTACTAATGTTCCTGGTTTTGAGTATATTCTTATACATTGTGGCAATACCGATGAGCATACAGCTGGCTGTCTCCTCGTTGGTGACTCGCAAGAAAACAACCAAATCACGAAGGACGGTTTTATAGGTAAATCGACTCAAGCATACAAAAGAATATACCCACGCATAGCAGAAGCTATTGATTGTGGAGAAAAAGTAACAATAACATATAAAACAATATAAAATGTCTAAATTAAATGCACTAATAAAACTACACAGCAATGATAATGTTGCAGCAAATTTAACTGTAAATTTTATAAAAGAAAATATTATTGACGTTACCGATGCGGCTAAATCAGAAACTAGAAATATAACTACCTCCACGAATAGCATAGCAACATCATCTGAAAATACTAGTGGTTTTTATTTCTATGGACAAAACAAAAGTACTGCTGTTACCATAAGATTAAATCTTGAAACAGATGGAACTTCTGGCGCAACATACGCGGCTATACCACCGGGGGAGTTTGTATTTTTATTTATTCCAGATACAATTGGTATAGAGGTATCAACAGCTAGTAACGCGGCTAAGTTACACTTTAGTTTATTTCAAAAACAATCAAGCTAATTATGAAAAAAATATTATTATTATTAGTGCTTATTAGTACTATTTGCAACGCTCAAATAAAAGATTTTTTTAAATACTCTACGTTTTATACATCAATGACAATGGGTACTTCTTTTATAGAAACAGAAGATTATATTGCTGTCGATAAAGGCTATGAAAACGTAACAGAAGTTAATCCTTACGACTACAACTTAACGATCGGGTTGAGAAAAATAGCTCGCATGGATTATGAGTATAAGGTTAAAACGTGGTACTATGGGACTGAAGATGGAGTAAGTGATAACGTGACGATAGGTAATGCTATTGGTTGGGAGTATTTACTTAACTACTCTTTTATTAGAGAACGTGGTGAAAAGTTTAACAATCAAAACTTTTGGTTGAGATACCTGGGTAATAGTTGTGTTACTAAACTACAGTATACCGACAACCAAAGAGTTGATTTAAGATTTGGATCTTTTGATACTAGGTTTAGATTAACAAAAGGTAATTGGGATTTTACAGTAGGTGCAGTAGCTAGAATACATCCTGTTTATGGTGTAACGCCAATAGACGATTTTTGGGTTCCAGGTGAAAACACGTTTCAAGATCTAGCAGAAGACTTTGGGTACGCATCAGAACCTTGGATACAAGGATTTTACATCAACCAAAACTGGTATGATGTTAGTGGTGGAGACTCTCTCCTGATCGCTACCTCCAATGACGAGTTCTTCCACCACTATTTTGGAGATGCAGTTGCTAGGTTTAATGAGAGAGAATTAGAAAAATTAGGTTTACAAAAAGAACTAAGTGCTGTTGTTGGTTTAGCTTACTATAAATACACTCCTAAATTATGGCTTCATGTTTGGGCTAACTGCTTGCCATTACACTACGGGTTAGATGAGTATTCATTTGAATATGGAAAAGAAAAATATGACAATATTGAGTGGGATGCTGGTATTGTATTTGGCTCAAGGATTACTAAATCACTTGGGATGTTTATTGAAGGGACTCACATGAAATACTGGGATAAACCAGTTTATGAGGTGAAGTTTGGTTTTAACTATTTAATATTTTAATTATGAAGAAATATATTATAATACTATTTGCGTTTATTGGCTCGTTCGCTAACGCGCAGGAATTAGATTTTCAACAACTATGTTTAGATTGTGTAGCACAAAATGGTTTTTATTGTGGTGATGATCCAGCGAATTGGACACAATACTCTCCGAATGGTTGTGTACCAAACGGTGCTAACGGTTTAGAATATTTAAATGACGGGTGGGAAGATTGTGTAGATGGATCAGATGAAAATGGAGCTGTGCCAACACCGGCAGAAGCTTGTGGTCCAATTGGTCCACCAGAGTGTGATACAGTTTTTGTTGAAGTTATTGAATATGAAACATTATTTGATACAATATACAATACAATATATGAAACAATAATTGAATACGATACAATCGTTCAGATTGAATATATACAACAAACTGATACGGTTATTGTGTACGACAATATATCAGATACGTTGTTTATTGAAATACCAATAGTTGAGTATGATACTATTATAGAAATACAATACGAAGAGATCGTAGAGTATATTGATTGTGATTCAGGATTGCCTTGCAATTCAGGGATGCAAGAGGCGATAGATAAATCGCTTCAAAATTCTGTAATATATAATATAAAGGGGCAGGCGATATTAACAAGAGAAGGGTTGTACATTGAAAATGGTAAAATTTACTATAAAACAAAATAATTATGGCTTTTAAAATGAACGGGTGGAGCGCATTCACTAAAGAAACTAGAATGGAGGGTCCTAAAAACAAAGACACTAAAACTAGAGTATTTAAAGATTATCCACGAAAGAGTGGTGGAGGTATAAATCCATCTGGCAGTGGTAGTGAAGAATATATATACACAGATGATCCACGTCACCCTAATTATAAAAAATAAAATACTAGAATGGCTAAAGAACTATCAGAGGACAGTAAGTTTCAAATAAGTGTTAAAACCTTAGTGGCAATTGTTATGGCTGTTGCTACGGTTATATCAGCTTATTTCGGGTTAATGGCGACAATAAACTCTAAGTTCTCAGAACTTGAAGGTAAAGTTGAACAAGCGCTTGAACTACCTAAACCTGGAACAGGTATATATACAATTGACATGGGTGATCCAGCTGCTACTAATACATGGCCACCAACTCGTATGGAGTTTAACATGAAAGATCAAATGGCTCGTAATCAAATTGATGCGTTGGTAAAAGAAGTTGATGAGTTGAAAGACGAAATAAAACTATTAAGAAAATGAAAAAAAGAATAGACGTTACAACTTGGGCTTATATCGCTACTATAGTGATTATATATTTTCTAGGCACAGCAATGGGTTTGACTCAAGAAGTTATTACTGCTAGTAATTTTGATAGTAAAATAGCTAAAGATATTTCTGTAGTAGAATTTTGGGCAGACTGGAATAAACAAAATCAATTTGCTGAATTAGTTAAATTAAAAGAAACAGAAAAGTATAGAGTTGATATAATGAATGATGCCGGTTTACAGGCTGAGTATAATATAACTGCTATACCAACTGTTATTATATTTGACAACGGTGTAGAAAAACAAAGGTTTAATGCTAATATCATGTTTCAATTAGAGGCCGATAAAAAAACTATACAAAATTCTATTGACACAATAATACTAAATAAATTTCAATAACCATGGCGTATGTACAAAAAAATAATCCTATAGCTAAAACATCTTGTGGTAGACGTAGAGCTGGTGGTATTGGTAGTGGTTTTAAAAAAATAAAAAGAACAAAAATTAGCGCGCCTTGTAAAGCTGCTGCTAAGCGTAAGTTTAAAGTGTGGCCAAGTGCTTATGCCTCCGGTTGGGGCGTTAGGTGTACTCGTAATCCTCGTAAGTATTTAAAAAGAAAGTAATGGCTATATTTAGAGCAACACCTAATAAAAAAAAGAAAACATCTAAGTCAATTACTTGGCACGACTCAGATGCACCTGATGCTAAAGGTAAGTTTAAAGAACTATCACCATCAGCGCTAGCATCGTGGCTTATTAAAACTAGAAGAGGTAATTTATCTAAAATAATAAGTAGCTTAAACCAACAGTATGTTTTTAATAGACAAAAGAAACCAAGCTATGCTCGTAAGATGAAGACAGTTATGAATATAGTTAGAAAACGTTTAGGTAAAAAGAAAGATGGCTAAGGCTTATAGAGGTGTTTTAAAAGCTAGAATAAATAAAATATACGGAGGCGATGTTACTATCGATAAGTGTAAGAAATTAAAAGCTAGACCTGATGCTACACCAAGAGACAAACAATTATGTAACTGGTTTATTAATATGCAAACAAACAGACCTTCACCAAATAAAAAACGTAAAGACCCTGTAGTTGGTACGGGTAAAAAACCTAAAGGTAGTGGTAGAAGATTATATACTGATGAAAATCCTAAAGATACTGTTAGTATTAAGTTTGCTACAGTAGCTGACGCTAGAAGAACTATAGCTAAGGTTATTAAAATAAATAAGCCGTATGCTAGAAAAATACAGATACTAACTGTATTAGAACAAAGAGCTGAGGTTATGGGTAAGATGGAGCAGGCAAGACTTGCTAGAGCGGCAAAGAAAAAACTAAAAGCACAAAGAAAAAATGTTTAAAAATTTTAACATAGATAGATTTAAAAATATAAAACCACCTGCTAATGATTCTTTTACTACTATGAAAGAAATTAAGCAGTTAAATACTATACCTATGAATATTTCTAATGTTAAGAAGTTTGATAACATAGAAAAAACTTTTGCAAATGTTGCTACTAAAAACAATATAACAAATTATCCTAAAGAATTAGTATCTAATTTAATTAAAAAATCTGCACCAATAATAATAAAATTAAAAAAACATTTTAACAGACCTAGACCTAAAGTTTTAGCAAAGAGATTAGGCATGAACTTTAAAGACTACGAAATGAGTTCTATGAAAACAGCTTCATATCCTAGCGGCCACTCAACTCAAGGCATTTTAATAGCAAAAATATTGGCAGATAAATTTCCTAATGCTTCAAAAGACTTTATTAAAGCTGGTAATAATATATCTGATAGTAGAAATGTAGCTAAAGCTCATTATAAATCAGATAGTAATATGGGTAAAAGGCTAGGTAATGCAATGTATGAACATATAAAAAATAAAGTATAATGGCTTTTAAACAACTTAACAATCCTTTTAAAAAACAAAAAGGTGGGGGAACTAGAAAAGTTTGTTTACCCGCAGCTAAGGTTCGTAGTATGAGCCCTGAAGAAAGACAAAAAGTTATAGCCGCAAAACAAACAGCAGGTAAAAAAGGTAAGTATAAAAGATCTAGTAAGAGTTTTATTAAAAACGTTCGTAAAAAAGGTGCTACACTAAGAGACTGGTTTAAAAAAGAAAACTGGGTACAAGTAGGCAACCCAAGTAAAAAATGTGGAGAAAAATAATTAATTATGGCTTTTAAAATGAAAGGGTTCTCACCCTTCGATAAAATAGATAAATCTAAAATGGCTTGCAACAAGCCTAAGCGATCTCCTAAACCTCAAAAAAAGAAAGTTGTTAAAGCTTGCGAAGGAGGTAAAGAGAAAATTATACACTATGGTCATACTAGTTATGGGCATAACTATTCTGCTGCTGCTAGAAAAAGCTTTAGAGCTAGACATAAGTGTGATCAAAAGAAAAGTAAATTAACAGCTAGCTATTGGGCATGTAAAGATTTGTGGGCGGGTAAAGGTGGTTCAACAAAGGCTAATCCTAAAGGTGTTCGAGGTAAGTTTTAATACTATGTGTCCTTGTCCAATATGTACAACCGCTGCAATAGTTGGTTTAGTAATTTTTAAAATAGCAATAAAAAAAGGGAGCCGTTAAGCTCCCTTTATTATTTAAGAATTTTTCATTGCTTGAACCTCTTGTCTAACATTTTGTGCAACAGCCTTTATAGTCTGCATGTGTTTTCTAACTCTAGTTCCCGCGGATTTGTTTCCACTATTAAACTTCATAGCTTCAGTTTCTGCGTTATACATTTCTTCTTTCATTGTGCCTATTAATTGTTCTAAACTCATATTATAAAATTTTAAAATTAAACTATTTCACAGGCTCCACCAGCGCAAGCTAACTCGCCTGATAAATCTGTGTTATCTTCAGCTTCAATAACTTTCGTTAAATCCACATTAGATAATACTTTAGACATTTTATTGTATTTAGCTTCGTCAATGTCCTCAAACGGAGCCTGTGTGTATGTACCACCATCATATGGTAATACAGATAACCCATTGTAATATTCTCTATTCTCCCACATCCATTCACCTGCTTTTTTCCATTCATTCTCTTTTAAAGATATAGTTGCTGACACGTTGTGCGTGTTACTACCTCGCCTGTGACCAGGTCGTATCCACTCTTGTGCAACACGCTTAACTCTCTCAAGAGTATCAAATGGAGATTCAGTTCTAAGTATTGAACCATCAGGTGCTTTTTGTGGTATGGAAATAACAGCGGTATCATGAGGTCTGAAGTATTCATCTTCAATCAATTCCTTATGGTTATTTAATAAATACCCATATATAGCCTCATTCTTCCCCACGCGCATTCTACGGACATAATAATCATTATGCCAAGCATGAATACCCGAAGACGTTCCGAGGACCAGAGATGTTGTCCCTGCAGGTTTTACAGTTGTACATCTAGCTGATGAATTAATCCCTATTAGTTTCGCTACTCGTGCGTTTTCCTTTGTCACGATATTTGCAGCGGCCTTCATATCCATTTGGAGCACAGCGGCACTCCCGATTCCTGTCATTGACACACCTATAAGAGCGTCTTTTTCTGTTGTTTCTTTCCATATTTCTCTAAGATAGTGGAAGTCAGTATATCCAGCTTGTAACGTTCCTATAAACGCTGCGGCCTTAACTCTGTTATTAAAATCTTCTTGATCTTTAATATCAGATACATTAACTTCACAAAGGTTACAGAACTGAAAAGGCCTAAGTGCTATCTCACAGCAAGGGTTTGTACCCCAATCTTTGTCATTGTTAAGATATATACCAGGCTCTCCAGCTCCAGATAATTCAACTCGCTTCCATAAGTCCATAAAAAACTCTTTTGTTATTTTATGTCTCATTAAAACAGCTGAGTTGTTTGATCTACCTCTTTGTGGGTTGGTTTCCCACCAATTACCAGACTTACAAGATATCATATCATCATCAGTAGCAGTAAACAAACTAATTAAAGCAGCTCGTCTAATACCACCAGCTAATACAGCATCGGCTATGTGACATATAATATCATGTACTTCTAGTGATGTAAGTGTTGAACCATCTTCCTTTGCTTCTAAAATACCTTCAACTTTTATTAAACATTCTTTCAAAGGCTGTGGACCAGGTGCTTTACCACCTGATGTCACTAGCCTAGCACCTTTAGGTCTGATGTCAGTGTAATCAAATATTATTCTTGAAGATCTTTTTTCTCCAAGATAAGATCTCATTAATACTTTTACAGCATCAGACCAACCTTCAATTGAATCACCTATAACAAACCTTCTAGTTCTAAACTTAAAGGGCTGCATTATGAAAGGTAACTTTTTTATATGGTGCTGTTGAACTGAATATCCAACTCCACATCCTGATAACAATAGAAACATTATCTCGTTGAAAGCATCTAAGCTATCAACAGGTAAATAAGAGCAGTTATATAATCTATTAGGAGAGATTTCAATTGGCTTTCCAGCAAACTGTAAACTTCTCATAGATGGTAGTATTTGTTTTGTAAATACATAACTATATGCTTTTCTTATTTCAACCTCCAGCTCTGGGTATTTCTTAATATGCATTGCCATATTTCTATCTACTAATTCTTCCCAAGTTTCTCTACGTTTTAACTCGGGATTGTACTTAGCGTATTTCATATGAACAGTGATATCAGACAAAATGTTACTATTAATTTCTTTCATTATCGTTTTTTTCTTTTAAATATTGTTAAACAAAAATCTACAAGTGGTAGATATATTACGTGGTTTTGTTTGTTACGTTCGGTATAACTTCTCATGCCTATAAGTATACCAGGATAAAATCCTACACTAAATTCCCAATTCATATTATTTGTTTTTAGTTATTAACTCTATTACCTGATCACATTCTTTTTGGTTCTGAGGCTTATATAAAGTCACATAAGGTCTTGAAATATTAATCATTCTCTTAAACAGTTTCCATCTCATTGGAAAACTTTCGTTCGCTCGACCTTTACACTCTATTATAAATTTCTCATTTACAAAATCTGGTGTATACTTAATTGGTAATACTTTTTTATTTCCTCTGTTTTTAAATTCTCCTTTTCCATTAGATTGTCTTTCATAACTATCAATTTCAAAATTAAATCCGTCTATTAAGGTAAACGTCTCACCTTCATATTCAGCTTTTATTTTAGCTTTCTTTAAAGCTTGATACATATACCTTTCTAGACCAGAGGCGAAGGTTATACCGTCAAACATAACCTTCTTAGACCTAACAGGTCCTTTCTTTTTACGTCTCTTTCTCATCTAAAAATTCTTTAAGTTCTTCCTGAGCGGTCTGTATATACAGAATTGCATCCATCAGTTCTTCTTGAATATCAATTAGATACTTCATAAGACCTTTCATTTTCGTTGTTCTCTCTTCATGAAGAGTCGTGCCATACTTAGCGTAACCAGCGTCTGATCGGTCTCTAAATTTTTGTACCACACGTTTTACAACAGGATCTCTAAACTCACCGTTATAATCGTTTCGGCTTTTAAACCCTTGTGCTTCTATTATTTCTCTACTACTCATATATTAATCTTTTACAAATGTTCCATTTTTCATTTTACCAGTTCTATTACTTATTTCAGCGTAAGCTCTTTCAACACACTCTTCAATTGATGTATCTAATAACTCAGCTAAATTAGTTAGTACAACAACACAGTCACCAATACCATCCATAGCATCTTCTTTGTTTTGTTTAAGTATAGCTCGACAAGTCTCACCAACCTCCTCAACTAGTTTTAATGATTGAGTTTTAGGATCTCCATTAGCATATATACCTCTTTCTTCAGCCCAGTCTCTAATCATATCAAAATAGAAAACAGTATCATCTTCATGTTCGTATAAGGCTTCTTTAAATGGAAGTTCATCGATTTCATTCTTGTATTTTTTGTGGTCTAAATACTTAATCATAGCTTTGTTGTAAACATAACACCTATCATTATTAAACATAGATGTCTTAGCGTTTTTAACTATCCATTTAGCTAAATCAGTATCTAAATAAACACTACCATGCTCTGTGTCCCAGCGCATTTCAAGATTGTCCATCAACTGGCCTTTCAGTTTGTTGAGTGGACACGGAAACGTAGTAGTTTGTTCCGTAACGTTTATTTTCATATTTTTTAATTTTAAATTAACACTCAGTTCATTGTATGGTTTTAAATCAACTCTATAACCATACTCTTTTTGAAGTTCTATTTCACGTTTAGATATATAATCTATATCATCAGATGATTCAAGAACTTCATACTCACCTACCTCGTAACCTTGTTGTTGTTCAACTCGATTATATAAATCGTTTGTAACACCGATCTTTTTTCCTGGTATGTGGTATATTATATATTTATTATCTATCATAGCTTTTCAATTATATTATCATAAAGATGTAAGTTGTGTGCAAAATGGTAGTAACTACCTATTAATAAACCCGTCTCTGTAGCAACTAATTCTTGTAACTTAGAGAAACAGTATTGGTCATTACAGAAACCGTACCAAAGGTCGTTAGAACGCATAGTAACACACATGTTAAGATGTTGAGCTACAATTGTAAATTGAATAGCGTAAGTGCATGGCGTATCTTTTTCATACATGTACCCTTCTTTACGATCGTATATAGATATTGCAGCCTGTCTAGTTCTTGGATTTGTTTTTAATAAATCTATAACTTCATCTAACTGATCACTTCGTTTCCACTGCCAACCATAATTAGAATTAACATAACCTTCTTTATCAGCCATACGCTTCCATATCTCAGGTACTTTACCGTATAGCTCTCTTAACTTGCTTATGTTATTGTCACCAGATAAATACCATTGCCATTCAGCTTCAGCATAATCCCATTTCCAGTTGCGATCTTGATCTTTAATTAAATTATCCATTGGGTTTTCTATTTCAAAGCCAACATTAAATAACGCTTGCGTATTATCAAACTCAATACCATATTCTGGTATTTGCCATTTGTAATACTTAAAAGCTTCATTTGCGTTTTTAAATTTATTCTCCATCTTTTTTATATTTATTATAATAGTAATCACAGTATTCATACACCTTGTGCATAATACTTTCCTTCATGTACTTGTTGGGATCAGTGTTCGTTTTACCGTTTATTGTTATTTCCACTGTCCAATTACCGTAGTCTTTGTTCCAAAGAGGAATTGGTCCTATTCTTATCCCGTTATTAAGACACCAACTATAAGACGTTAAGTCATCTCTGGTGTGTTGAGGGTATTTACCGTGTTCTTCTTTTAACTTTCCCATGGTAATGCTCCAACATCAGCTGTATCAGTTACTAACGGTATGTAACTACCTGATTTTGGCTCCCAATTAAAATGAGCTTCAGCTTGATTCTCACCTAGGTTTTGAAACTTAACCTTTAAGACTTTAACTTTAACTGTTTGAGCTTCATAATCTCTATGAACTAAAAGCCCGTGATAACTAGCATCATACCATTCTCCACCACCTTTAATACTGTACATCGTAGGTTCTTCAATTTTACCTTCTTTGTCTCTGTACATTTTAGTAGGGTGAGCAACAACCATAACTAACACATCATACTTTTTAGCAAATGTCTCGATCTTAGTTAAATACTCCATGGTATAACGATTAACATCTTCAGTCTTACAGTCAACATCTCTAATCTTATTAAAAGGATCAATGACTAAACATTTAATACCTTTACGTTTTACAAGCTCAGCGCCTTTACGTAACACATCTTCAAGAGTATATCTATCCATATCAATAAAGAAATAATTATCATTAATATGTTCAGTAACTTGTTTCCATTTATCACTACCAACATCATCTTTTGTTGGCATTCCTTCCCATGTCTTACGTATTAGCTTGTGAGCGTGTAGGAAATTAGGTTTGTTTTCTGGAGATGCAAATGCTGTTTTCCATCCATAATTTCTATTATAACCTATACACATTTGGTCTACAAAATCTGACTTACCAGATGATGGTATACCTGTAACAGTTATAAACTGTGAGGTGTATGTAGAGAATATTCTATCAAAATTCTCTAAACCAACTTGATAACCAGGTTTGAAACCATTGTGTACAAAGTCGAGTAAATCAGCTTCTATATCTTTAAGAGTTGAAACCCCTTCTAATGGAACTTGAGTTGCAGATGTTATAACTTTTTTAAGTTCTTCTGCTCCGTGTTCTACTAAAAAGTCATTAGCATCTTTATTACCATTGAAATCTACTAAATAACAAACTTCAGCACCAAGACGTCTAATCAACTCATATCTTAAAGCTTGACCAGCTTCATCAGCATCGACTGCTAATATAACTTTATTCTTGTCTTCAAAATAATCAATACAATTATCTAGATAATCTAGATTATTACTGTTTAACGTGGCACCGTTAGGAACTGATATCACATTTTTAATTCCAGCTTCGTGTAATGCTAACGCATCCATTTCACCTTCAGTGATAACGCACCAGTCATATCCTACAATACTATTTATATTGTAGAATATCTTTTCAGCACCTTTATATAGTTTAAAATTCTTTCTTCCATCTCTATACTTTATATTAACAAGTTCATCACCCATAATATAATTAAACTGTATAGTATTTTCTTTCTGGCCAGTTTGAGGCATAAACTCTTCACCCGTTGTGACACACAAGTCATCTAACGTTTGTTGAGTTATACCTCTAGTTTTAAACCACTCAACAGCCTTGTCTTTAACTGGTTCAAATACTTCAACCGGTATTGGCTTTACATATTCTCTAGTCGCATTACCTTTGCGCTGATACGTATGTAATTGAAAACTAGTATCACAGTTGTGACAAGTGCCGAGACCACGTTCCCAATCATAAGAAGCGCATTGTAGCTTTCTATTTTTGGGCTGTCTAGTGTGAGAGCACAAAGGACATATGCCTTGAGTACTCCCAGGTTTTAGACTGTATTGATTGAATTTATCAATCAAGAATCCATTGATCTCTGTGTTTTCTATATTCATATGTTAAAACGGTAAATCTTCTTGTTTTACAGGTGCTGGTTCAGCTGCTGGTTGATTATCTCTTGGAGCAGGAGCTACGTTTTCTCCATTAGTCCAAATTACTCTAGCATTACCAAGATAAGTTTTAGCCTGCTTAGACTCTCTTTCTTCTTTGGTTTGCTCAACAACTACTGGACCTTGATTGCCAAATTGATCGACCTCATCATTCAGTGTTATTGTTATTGGTAGGTACTTGCCTTTCTTCCCTACAAATATTTTATCTTTCGGTATTTCAGAAAGATTTATAGAAGTTTTTATTATACTTGCCATATTTATCCATTTATTAAGTTAACTAATTCTTTTACTTTATCTACAGATACACCCAGTGTTCTTCTTAGATTATCCATTTGCTTAGAATACGGATGTAAACCATCTTTAGAGCTATTGTTGACATAAAAGTTCTTGTTATTAGCTCTAAGTCTTTTGCCTGATATACTACAGGTCTTCATTTTATAAGCTGTCGCCATAGGTTTATAAGGTTTTAGTTATTAAATACTGCTTACTGTCAAAATCATCTGTCTTATAAAACAGGTCGTACGCGTCAGTAGCTTTACGTACTTTGTCCATGCCGGACGTGTAAAAATCACCAGAACAGTCGAACAATCCTATTTGTAATGTTTCTTTGTCTATTACCATAAACAGCATCTCATAATCAAATAGGAGTCTATAGATATAAGCTTGACTATCATAGTTAAACTTAGAAGCAGACCATCTAAACTTATCTATATCACTAGTAGTTTTTAGGTCTATAACTAACCGTTCATCATGGTTAATAATATCCGCCTTACCTTTCCAGTTGTTACCAAATATCTCAGTGTAACCTGGAACTTCATATTCAATAGTACCGTCACCTAGAGGATCGGGGCCATTAATTAGCTCTCTGCAAATTTTATTATCCATAACAGCTTCTCTCATTAATTCTATTTTATCAACTTCGTGTTGAAGTAAACAGATCTCTCCTCCAGACATTTCTTTATATTGCTTAGTATTCCTAGTTGTAGACTTAATAATCTTGAATTTATCAAGTTTATCAGGTTCTAGTATTGCAGTGTGAAAATAACCTCCTATCACCATTGCTGATGTCTTTGGTTTATCTTCTCTTAACAACCTAGGATTTTTAAGTAATATAGATATATCTGAATTACTCAAGAACTGTTTACCATAATCTCCATAGTAATGTTCGTCCTGTTTTAGTTTTTCAATTATTTTTTTATCCATTAATTAGACATTTTTATTCTTGTTAATCCTGATTTTTGGTCTGGTGTAACATCATACTTAGACTCGATAGCAGTAATAGCTCCTCCTCCTTTAACAAACTCAACGGCTTTCTTATACTGTTCTTCAGTCATTTTAGCTTTAGCAAATCCCATATTTTGAGTAAGCTGTGCTGCTTTCCCATGACTATTAGTCGAGTCAGCATCGGCTGTATCATCAATTAGAAATAAGTTGCCTAGTGCATACTTTTTCCCGTAAGATGAAGCTGCTCCAAATTGTTGAGCCGTTTGCATACCTTTTTGATTAAGGTCTACACCGACTATTGCCGTAGCTGTAATTGAATTTTCGCCATCAGAAATCGTGGCCGTTGATTGAATTGTAGGGGGTGTATCGTGAATCAACTCTTCGTCGACTCTTACCGACACACCTTCTCTAAGTAAAAAAGGCTTTACTGCCTCGAGTATATCCTCAGCTTTACGGAAATAGTATTTTCCGAAAGAATTATATGAGGATTTTTTTGCTTTTAGTTCTGTCTGTATGACAGCTAATTTTTGGTTTAAATTCTTCATGGTTTATTGGTTTTAGTCTATATATATAATCACATAAGATTATTGTTTTTTACATTGGTGAATCACTCTTAACTTACAGATAGTCAACTACTTGCGAGTAAGGAACCTTCTCTATTAACTTGTCAATTGCAAGCTTTTTTAATTGCGATATACGCACATAAGAACTAGTACCTTTTATGCCTAGTATGCTAGCTATTTCCTTTGCTGAGTGCTTCTTACAGTCAAGTCCGTAGGATAATCTAAGCACTTGATATTCTTTTGGGTTTAAGTAGTTTAACATTAAGCTTTTTAAGTAAGCTGATAGCATTTCTACGTTATACTCTTTAACACTGTCAGGTATATTATATGCAGCAGCTTGTTGTTCTGGTGTACCAGCATCCAAGCTTGTAAACACAGAGTTAAAAAACATAGATACCATACGTTTATCTTCACCAAAATCTTTACGTATCTCGTTAAGTTTATGCTCTGGTATACGCATGCTGCCTCTATTTGTATCAATACCTCTACGTATAGCTCCTTTTATTCTTTTAGCTAAAAATGATTTTAATCTTTTAGGTTTGTTTTCTGCTTCTAAAACCGTGTCCCACTCTATCCTGTTGACACCGGCACACAAGCCTAAATTACCTTCTTGTATTATATCCATAATGCTCATCACGCCACTAGCTTGTTGAGCTGTTGAAAATTTTCTTGCTAGTTTTTCGACTAAAGGTAAGAATCTAGTTATTAATTCATCTTTAGTTAAATTCTCATAAGGTTTATCTGGCAATCTTTTTATAGCAGCGGCCATGTCATTTTTATATCTTATATAATTTTGTACGTGATATTTCTTCATATTTCATTATTTAAATTTGCTTTTTCTTGTTTTAACTCATTACACATATGTCTATGTATAGTTCTTGATGTACACTTTAAGCTTTTAGCTAATTTAGCTATAGTTATTTTTTCACCACTATCGTTTAAAAGTAGCATACTGTCATAAATATCTTCTTTCTTTATACCGTTTAATCTACCTATCAACTTGCCAACTATGCTTAACTTTTCTGACTTACTCAAACCACAATTAGGCTTGAATACTATTTTTCTAAGTTTATTTCTTGGTGGCTCATCTAGGTCCATCACACTAATATCATTAATTAATCTAGCTACATTCCATCTGTTTATAGTAAAAGTAGTGAAACCGTTATATTTATCAACTATATACATGGCTATGTCCATAGCGTCGTGTTCTGTCCAATTAGGATTTAAATACCACAACACTAACATGTGCCACTTAAAAGATCTATAGGTTGTGATCTTCGCTTTACTTCTAAATAAATCATAGCACTGGTATGTACCTTGCTTATAAAACATGTATGTATCTGTTTCTTCATCAGGTATGTCTGTTATAGGATTTCTTCTACATATAACACGTTTGTCCCATAAGTATTTAAATCTTCTTTCCATGTAGTCTATGTATGACATTAGCCTATTACTATATAGTTATTTAAGGCTTTTGTCACAGTTTGGTTTTAATGTTCCTGTTATTAGTCTCATTCTTTTATGAAACCAATGATTCTTATTCCATCGGTTGTTGTGTTCAACAACTTTTATTATTAGTCTTTTATTCATAATTTCTTAAACATTTAAATAATGGGTGCCTATAGCTCCCAGCTTTAGTTCTTTCAAAGTATGTAAAGGTAGCACGCTGACCCATATATTCATGGATATTAGCAAGCATTAGTGCAAGATCTTTATAATTATGACCTTTACCTGGTGGACAACCGAATTGATTTCCATCATCATCTTGCATTATAAACTTACCTAGCGTGCCGGTTCTTTTGCCTTTACCCTCTTCATAACCAACAATATCAGCTTCAGCGTCGCTGAAATCTTTGAATTTTCTAAGACTATGTGACCTCTTACATTGGTAAGGTGTATCTAGTCTTACAATAGAACCCTCATAACCAGCTGCTAAATTTCTAGCATGGTAAACTCTAGCATCATCTTCTCTAAAAACTTGATTAGTTGGTACTAGTTTTATACAATGATTTGACTGTAAATTACTTCTAAGCCAATCATCACGTTCACTGAACACTAAATTAGTTGGTTCACCTTTGTTGTTGCCTAGATAAACATCTATAACATCATAACAATGAAATTGTACGTGTTTTTCTGATATAGATCGATCCTCGTCAGTTGGTTTTGTTTTTCTGACCATAGATATTATAGACTCAAAATCGTCCTTAAAATCATGATTATATAATTCGCCGTCGAGTACAACGTTTGGATTCCAGTGAAAGAATGGTTTTAGATTAAAAAGTATGTGGTCGATATTCTTCCACACTTTACCTGTACGTGAGTACGCGGTTACTTGGCCATTGTCACACTGTATTAAGCATCTAACACCATCTAATTTTGGTTGTATAAATACTGGTTTACTATAGTCTATTGGTTTCGCGCTTACTGGATAAGCTAACATTGGTTTATTCCTCATCATCTTCTAAATTTGTTAAATCAGAATCAATAGATATATTTAATTTATCTGTTAATTCCATTATTCTTATTTTCATTATAGCACATTTTTCGTACTCTTCACG